ATTGGCCGTCGCTCCCTTGTGCAGGATGCGGTCATCTTTTTTCTGGCGTGTTGGTCTCTGTGCCATCGTTTTGCTCCTCTCATTTCGGTCTCGCGGGTTCGCCCTGATACCGGGTAAACCCAGCGCGTGCGCCTCTGCCGCGCCGCTAGGCAGGCGGCAGTGGCGCGCTCTGCGCCGCTGGGTTTACCCTATAGGGCGAAATCACCAGTGGCGCAGTCGATTTGCGCCACTGGCGCGCCACTGAAACCACACTTTCAAATCCAGTGGCGCACATCAAAACTGCTCCCCAACACGGCCCACAGGGCGCACACCTTTGCGGTCTTTGCGCTGGCTTTCGGAGCGATATTCGAACTCCTCAATCAGCCCCTTGTCGTGCCATGTCTTGATGATGCGCTTGGCCTGCCCATCGTTCTTCATGTGGCTCGGATCATCAAACGGGAAGGTTGTTATGACGCGCCCTACAAAGCGGTCTTTGTCTTGCGGGCGGATGGAATAGTATTCCTCTGATCCGTCCTCTGTCTTCGGCCCCAGTTCGATCATCCGCAGCATCTCATTCACGACGGCATCGGTCATGCCCTTCCATTCGTCCGGCAGGTCGAACGGCACGCAGACGCCGATCCATTCGCCGTTGTCGATCTTGACGCCGATCATCTGGCGGTAGGTTGACTTGTCGGCAGGCGGGGCAAGATTGGCTTTGCCATCGTCCACCCGGAAGATGCCTTTGGATTTGTCCACTTCAACGCCCAGCTTCATGGCGTCGTCTTCGGAAACCTTATTGACCACGCGTGCAGCCCGTGCCGCCCCGATGAGGCTGCCTGCGCCACGCACGCTGTCGATGCTGGCATCCTCGCCATTGCCTTTGCGGATGTGATGGACTAGGCCAATGGCCGACTTCGTCTCGTCAGCCACGCGCCTTATTTCCGCCACAATGGCGTTCACGGCCATGTTGTCGTTCTCGTTGATGTTGTGGGCACCGACGAAGGGGTCGATGAACACGCAGCCGATCTGCTTTTCGGGGATTTTGGCACAGAGGTATTCGACCAGCTTGGTGTTGGGCAGGACGCCTTCGCGGGTCTGGATGCCGAACTTTAGGCTGAAGTCTCGGCCCGCGTTGACGAACAGGCGGCCCTCTACTTCGGATGGCTTGATGCCGTAATGCCGCATTGCAGCGAGAACCCGGCGCTGTATTTCTTCTAGCGGGTCTTCGAGGTTGACGATCCAGACGTTTGTGCGCTCTTTCACCTCCTCGCCCAGCAGCGGGCGGCCTGTGACGATGGCCAGCGCCTCAACGATCTGGAGCGATGTCTTGCCGATGCCGCCTGCCGACGCCAGCACGCTGACGAATGACCGCAGGTAATGGTGGGCATAGATCCAGCGGCGAGGCTCAATGCTGGCCTCGTCGAACATATCGTAGAGCGTGGGCCAATCCGGGGCCGCCTCGGGGGCGTCTGGGGTGTCGAAGCTGTCAAGGTCTATGTCATCGTCCGACGAAATTTCGTTGGCGGGGTCTGCCACCTTTGTTTCGTTGACGATTTTCTCCGACGAAATTTCGTTGGAGGTGGGGGCCACATAGTCGAAATCATCCATGCCGTTCTCTGGCACGTCGATCTCGGCTTTGGCCGGGCTGATCTCAAGGCCATAGGCACGCACGGCTTTGTCGAAATCTCCGTCGTGTTCGTAATGGACGAACAGATCGAAGGCATCGCCCCAGCAATAGGAATTTTCGCCGAGGGATTTCGACTTGCCAACACCAGCGGCTGCGTCCGATCCAGACAGGCTGACCCAATGGGTCACGAAGTTCTGCGTGGCGAAGCTGGGGCTGGTTTGATACCGCGAACGGTAATGCTGGGACGATCCGCGCCGCTCGTACTGGTAGCGGGCCAGCAAATCTTCGATGCTGTGGTCAGCGTTGAAAGCATCAATCGGGCTGACCTGATCTGGGAACTTCTGCCGACGCTCGGCACGCTGGCGCTCACGCTCGGCACGCGCCCGGTCGGCCTGCTCGGCAGCGAGGCGGTATTGCTCCAGCCTGCGGTCGATCTCTTGGCGGATGGCGCTGTCGGCGTCGAGGCGCAGGGTTCCAGCCCGGATGATGCGGTGCTGATAGAAGATCGGGGTGAGATCCGGGTTGCGTTTGCCGAGGGGCACGTTGGGCAGGTAGATCGGCTGGCCGCAGCGTGCCAGCGCGCCGTCAGGGTGTATGCCATTGGCATGCAGCAGGTCGAACAAGGCGGTCTGGGCCAACTCATAGTCAGCGCCAGACAACGCGCCCGCCAGCGGGATCAGGACGCGCCACTTGCGGTTCTCTGGTGTCGCGCCGGAGGATGAGTAGGCAAGCATGCTGACAGGCCCGCAGACGGCCTCTACGGCGGCCAGCACGTCATCTAGGCTGGGGTTGCCCCGGTCGATGTCGAGGGCGAGCATGCGGAAGGCTCCGCGCTCACGCTGGGCTTCGTGCGATCTGCCGTCGTGTTCGCGGTAAGTCGAGGGGATGAAAAAATCGGCGTCGATCTTTTCTTTCGCCTGCGGCGCGGAAACCATGCGGGCGATGTCGGCCCAAGAGATGCCGGGGTAGGATTGGCCGGGTTTGTCAATCAGGGTGTGAAAAGAGCCGGGGGCTGTCAAAAAGCGGATGTCAGACATTGTGGCCACCGCGACACTTGCCACCAGATATTGCGTGCATTATAGTTTCTCCTGCATGGTTTCTCCGCCTGCACACAGAACCTGCTCCTCCCTCGGTTCTGCCTGCCTTAACTGAACCCCGGCGCGTTGGTCTCACGCCGGGGTTCTTTTTATTGTCAGAACGGGATTTCGTCGTCCAGTTCCTGCTTGATGCTTTCGCGCTTGGCGTCATCCAGCGTCTTGCGGGCCTGCTCAAACGGATCGGCCTTGCTCTCAACGGTATCGAAGTCATCCATGCCTCCGTCGCCATAGCGTGCTTCTGTGACCTGCACCGCGTCCAGCAGGAGGGAGATGCCGCCGTTGCCATCGGGATCTATCACAGCGACAGCCCACGCGCGCACGGTGCCTTTGGAGCCGCCCCAGAAGGCCAGATCGGCCAGCGGCTGCTTCTGCCCGTCGATGACGGTGGGTGCCTTGTTGGGCGTGCCGTCCTTCTTCATGCCGTTGCGCTTGGCGGTGAATTGTACCATGCCGGTTTCGTTGCCATGCTCGTCCTTCAGCTTCTTCATGCTGAAGATGGTTTTGAACTGGGGCATCTTGCTGTTGCGCGAACGGCAAGCCTCGTAGTGGGCGCGCAGTTCTTCGTAGAGCGGCTTGGCCTGCTCCTTGGTCATCTCAAAGGCCACGCTCCAAGCCGCGTTGGATGCGGTGGGCGCGCAGGCTTCGCTGGCCTGCTTCTGCGTGTTGAACCGATAGGTCTGGTTCAGTTTCGGGTATTGCAAGGTCACGTTCTTGACGAGAACCTTGTGGAAGTCACTGTCGTTGTTAGCCATTGGTTTGCTCCTCTTTGGCGTTGGTCTCAGAAGTCTACGGTTTCGGTGAAGATGTCATCTTCGGTGGTCTCGGTCTGCCAGCGTGGCAGATCGATATGGTTAATCAGATCCCATCCAGTTTGGAAGTCTGAAACGGCGATGGCGTTGCTGATCTTTTGGAGGGTCTGGGTCACGATCATGTCGGCGTGGTCCAGATAGCGGTCGGTCAGGGCGTGGACACCGACAGCAAAGGGTGCCTCCTTTTCGACCGCGATGAACATGAACGTGTCGGCTTTGTAGCCAGCGGCACGCAGGGCGCGCAGGTAAAAGGCGGCCTGCACATCGTATGCGTACTTTCGCAATTCACGCGGGAAGCCGTCTGGGCTGGCGTCGGTTGTGGTCTTCAGATCGAACACAATGCCATAGTCCGGCAGGTAGCCGTCTGGCCTGCATTTGATCTCGGTTCCTGTGACCGGATCGATGCCGAAAAAGCTGGCCTCTGCCACGAAGGTCGGATCACCGAGATACTGTTCGACGACAGGGTGAGCCTTCGCGGCATCAGCGATGCGGGCGGCCAAATCAAACTCGGCCTCGGGCAGCAAAATTTGGCCGTCCAGATCGGCGGCAAGCTGTGCCTCTTTCCACTTGTTGCCACGGCGATCCTCGGGGCCACGCAGGACGAGGTTCTTTTCCGGCTCCAGCACCAGAGCGTGAACGGCGCTGCCCAAGGCAAAGGCCGAGGTTTCCTTGCGGACCTTGCCCTTCCAGTGGGCCAGCGACTTGGTGTGAACCGCCTTCACGTCCGAGGACGAGATTGCGGGGTGGGCGTGGTATTCCTTGTTGGTAAGGTCTCGGTTCATTTCTTCCTCCATCCGTAATATGCGATCAGAGCCGCCTCGGCCCTGCCGTCGTCTTTCTTGCGCGCCCACAGATTGGACTGATCCGGGAAGACGCTTGATGCGTATGCCCTTGATGCGTCCTTGTCGGTGGACAGGCCGAAGTGCTTCTTCCACGTCGCCGGCGGCACTTCATTCGTCGGCACGCCAGCGTAGAACAGGCACGCCTTCATCTCGCCGTAGGCCTGCGCGATCTTGGCTACGTTGGCTGTTCCTATGGCCCTTGGGAAAAAAGGCTTTTCGATCCAAGCGCACCGCACGCTGCCGATCTCTGACAGGATGGCACGCTTTTCCTCAATGGTGCCGGGCATGTCGAAGACACGCACGTTCATGTCGTCAGCGTCCATGACGGCGATGGCGCCTTGCTTTCCCAAATCAATGCCGATGTATCGAGCCATCACTCACCCGATCCGATCTCGCCAGCCAGCGCCGCATAAGCAGCCGCGTCCACCGGGCTGTCTATGTGTGCCGGGTTTGATTTCATGCGGGCCAGCTTCAGCAGGGTCATCATCACGGCCACGTCGTGCGGCTTGATGTTGCGCCCGAGGTGGGCCGACCAGTAAGCGGCGATCAGACCAAAGTTTGCCTCGGCGTCGCCGTGCGTGTTGGCACGATCAACCATCACATAGTGCTTGGCGGTGTCTAAAATCTCGTCACGCTTCATGCTATCGCTCCATCGGTGATCCATTCCTCTTCAAAGCGCAAATCTTCAATCCCGGTGATGTCGGCCAGCCTGTGGCGGTAGACAGCCGACGGCACGACGCGGCCCGTCATCCATCTGGACAGACTGGACTTGGCAACTGGCACTTTGTCGGCGAGCCAGCCGAGCTTGCGCCCGTCTTGGGCACACCACTGCCTGATTTGACTTTGAGCCATCATTGGCGCTCTCCCTTGTTTCGGTGTCATCGGCTTACGGTTTAAAAAAAGTTACGTCAAGCGCATTTTCTTGTTGCATGCGGTGTGTGCGGCTGTATGGTGGTCACACGAACTAGCAACAAGGATGACCGAGATGACCCTGCGCCAGATCAAGATGGACCTCGACGGCCCGTACATCAAAACGTACAAAACCGAAGAGAACCTCATGAAGCGTATCGAAGCCGACCGCGACATGTACCCTGAATACAACGACCGCTTCATGGTGGTTCGTACGCCGAATGGCCGCTGGACTGCCATCGTTCAACTCGACAAGTCGAAAGGCGGCTACGTTAGCCGCTACGACGGCTTCATGACGATCTAACACCAACTAGCAACAAGGATGACCCAGATGACCAAGTTCGAAATCAAATCCAGAGACTTCACCTTCTCGCACGTTCGCGGCCATCAGTGGCAAGTGACGTGGAACGGTCAGCACTTCGCATATGTCAGCTACGATGCCGTCCGGCGCGCGCTGGCCGCCGCATGACCCTCGCCGAACACCTCGACCTGCTGGGGATCATCCCCCGGCAGGCACCACCGAAGCCCGCCCCACAGCCAGCAGCCTACGCGCCGCCCCAGTGGAAACCAACTTACCCCGGCGAAGAACCGCCGTTTTGATAGGAGACTAACATGCGTATCCGAGACATCTTGGCTGAGGCCATTGCCACCATCTGCCTGTTCGCTGTGGGCTACGGCCTGCTGCTCATCGCTCACGGCGCGGGGTGGTAAAATGGCGATCAGACTAGGAGCAACCGACACCCACATCGTGCTGACCGCGCTGTGGGATTACCGCGAGACGCTGACCAACGGCATCGCGCCCACCCCGCATATACAGGCCAGAATTGCCAGCGTTGACCGCCTGATCGCATCGTACCGGAAATCGTTTTTTGCGCTGGATCGGCTGGGGTTGATGTGATGAGCAAGCAAGACCTACTCGCCTACATCGAACTGCGGCAGAGCCAGATCGACGATCTGGAAAAGCGATACGGCACGGGTGTTCGCCCTGCATGGGTCGGGGAAGAGATCGGCATCCTTCTTCACTATCAGCGCGACGCGGAAGCCGAATTGAAAAAACTGGAGAAAAACAATGCAGCCGACTGAACTTATCGTAACTAACCGCCTCGCCACTGGCACCACCTTCGCCGTGCTGGCCGACGACATGACGCAGAACGTCTTTATCCCCAGCAAGCTGGCGCTTGATGCCAGCCTGCGCCCCGGCCAGAAGGTCATGGCGCAGATCGTGCCTAACATGAGCCAGCCGGAAAAGACGCCTTGGCTGGCGATCTCGCTGGAGGATGCCACGCCTGTATCACGGAATGATACGCTGGGTGCCTTCATCCTCGGCAACCTGCAAGCCGATGGCCGCGCCACCGTCGAAGAGATCGCCGAGGATATGAACATGGCTGACGACAAGATCGCAGCCAAGCTGGCCGAGTTGGTCGCAGCCGGGTGTGTGGTGCGGCTGACCTGCTTCGATCTGCCGGAGGATGTAGCATGATGTTCTGGCGCAAGGAACCAAAGACCATGCCGCACCGTGACATCCACGCAGAGGCGGCACTGGGGATCAGCAACGCGGCATCCGTGCTGCCGCCCAAGCGGTTCATGGACCTCGTCTACTGGGCCATCATGACCAACAGGCAGATCAGCGTCGAGGACATGGACGCGCTGGCCAATCGGCTGTCGCGGGCGGCTTGGGAACGGGGGCGGAAATGAAAGAACTGACAAGCGAAGCCCAACAGGGCGCGATCCACCTGAAGTGGGGCTTCTTGCCTGTGTTTATGGTCCGCATGGCAGTGCCAGACTACGCGCCGGGGACTTGGCGGTGGGGTCGCTGGCGCTATGCGCGGTTGGCCGAGGTGGTCGATCTGAACTCAAAACTCATGGGAGCATGGAAGGAATGATGACCGCAACGATGACTATTCTCTGGATAACGATGCTGTCCGGGCCGATGGCGGGGGATGTATTCGGCATTCCATACGTCACCGAGGAAGCCTGCAAGGCCGCGATGAAGCCGGTCGGCGACACGCTGGACTATGACTACAACATGCAGTGCGAGACGCTGCCCGTGTCGGTGGAGATTGAACCATGACCTGCCCACCCTGCACACACGACTGCAACCAAGGGCGCGACTGCCCGGCGAGGAGGGGAAAATGAGCCACTGGCACTACCAACTGATGCGTCACAAGCTGGCGCGACCGAACGAGGTGGACGGGGAACACTACTACGCCATCCACGAATACTACGAGATGGACGATGGCCCAGCATGGACCGACGAGCCTGTGCAAGTGACAGGGGAGAGCGTCGAAGACGTGCAGAAGGCGCTGATGCTGATGCTCAAGGACATCGAGAAGCATGGGGTGAAGGACTATGCCTAAGGCAATATGCGAAGACTGCGGTTCTCTTGTAGAAGCAGAACTTACACACAACGGTGTTTGTCCGGTCGGTCATTATGTTCACTGCGGCTGGGGACATCAGCTGTCGCCGGATGATCTGATCTCTGACGCAGCGGCCATTGAAATTCTGACCGAGCAACTCGAAGCAGCCCGTGCTGACGCCAAGGAGGCCGAGGCTTATGCGGAGGAGTTGGAGAAGGAGATTGAACTCAACGAGCAAGAAGCCTGCATGTTGGAGAATGATCTTATCAAAGCCGACAAAGAGATTGATAACCTTAAGGTCAAGCTGGCGAAGGCGGTGGAGGGGCTAAATTATTGTATCAATGCACCCTTTAGCGGATGGACTATTGCTCAAGGTTATGCCCGCGCCACGCTGGCCGAGATTGAGAGCAGCGAAGCTGTGACGTTAGAGGGAGAGAAGGGATGCGAAACAAATTCCCCGGCACCTGTTTAGTGTGCAAGGCCCCTGTTCCCGCTGGATCGGGCTACTTCCAGAGAATGAACGGAAGGTGGCTTTGTCGCTGCATGAAGTGTGTTGGGAAAGGTAACGGGGAAATTAGAGAGCCAAAAAGGGAGGCACCCAATGACTGACCTAGACAAGCGCATGCACTTCCGATGCGGCGACTGCAAGACAGACTTCAGCACCGACGCGGTCTTCCCGATGGACACGCGGAAGCTGACGAAGCTGGTCCGTGAAACCAAATGCCCGAACTGCGGGGCCGGGTCGAAGCGGCTGTATCTGCAAGCGAATGTGAACATGGAGGAGGGGAGGCCATGAAACGTCTGACCATACACATGCACAGGCAGCGCCTCACCGTGGCTTTTGGCATTGAGGTATACAGGTTTGGCGATATGTTTTTGCTGGTCCTGAAACTCTGGCCCGTAGGCATTACCATTAGGCACGGGGAGCCGCCCACTGAAATCACAAATTGGCAGGAATACGATGCCGCGTGACCCCTCCAACAGCTCCGGAGCGAGGGCGTTGAGGCTGGCTGGCTTCGTCAAGCTCCCTGCGTGGTGGGTGACTGAGGAACAGCTTTTGCTGATTGAGTATCTTGCCCGCCAAAATCTAGACACCATCAACAGAATAAAGGACCAAGCCGAATGGCCCCGCCGAGACGACTAATCACCCGTGACATGATCCAAGCAGCCAAAGACCAAGGCTGGCATCTGAGCCTAACAGCCAATCATTACGGGATGCACCGATCAAGCATCGCAGCAGCCTGTGAGCGTTTCGGGATCACATTGCCGATGCACCCGTTTTCACCGCAACGGGTCAGTCCCAAGAGCAAAGTGTGGATCGACATCGCTGACGGCGAGACAAAGCCAAAGGTCAAGCTGTCCGCCAGCCCGGCGGCGGTCGAGCGTACCTTGCGGCGAATTCAGAACGAAAAGCGGTTGCAGGCGTTAAGCTGAGCCGCTAAAACCAATTGCGAGGGGCGCAACACATCCAAGAAACCGTCACGGGTGGCTTTGTGTTGGTCGAAGATCAGACTGCGCTACGGCTCATTTTCACCAGAGCGCCCCTCGCGATTACTCCGAAACTCTGTCAATAGGGTCAAGCGCGCGCAAGACAAGCCCGTCCTGCTTGTGGAACGTGATCGACTGCAAGGCGCGCCTCGCGCCGTAACCCATGCCAGCGGCATAAGCATCAGGCGGGCAGAAAGCACGCAGGCTTTCCCAGCGAAGAGGCCCGAAGTCTTTGGCCTGATCGTGATGGACGTGGCCTGTCAGATAGTGGCGGTGGCGTGTTTGCGACCAGAACGTGCAGACATCTGAGAGATATAACGCCATCTGCTGCGGCTTGCCCTTGTCCCCGTGGTGGGCGAAGATCGCGCACCTGCCCCATTGAAGCATAAACAGGTCGCGTGGCTCTTTCTCGACTGTGATCCGAGGCTCGTTGCGATAGCGCTCTGCCAGCGCGAAGTTCAGCGTCATGCTGGAGTGCGGGTCGTGGTTTCCGCGCAGGACGCGCACCAGCACTCTGGCGTGCTTTTGCAAAAGCTGGTGGACCGTTTCCGCGATAATGCCGATGCCAACGTCGAGAACCTTCCAGAAGCGCCCGTCAACGTCCAGCCTGTGGCGGTTGGCTGGCGTCTCGGCTCTGGTGTCGTCGCTGTGGAAGTAGTCACCCCCGATCAGCAGGATCGCCTGCTCGGCGGCTGGCGTAAGCGCAAGCACCTTTGCAAAGGCGTGCCGCATGTCTTTGGCCGCGTGCGCCAAGTCATAGTCCTTT